GATAACAGGATTAATACGAGCAGGATAGATGATATCCCTCTGTGCTTTGTTAGGATTGTATGCAAGTTTAACTGCACCACGAATTTGTCCTCTGTTGTAACCAGCTGGTGAGAACCAAGGGTCAGCAACATTGTCTGTATTCGCAGCAAGTCCAGCAATATCACCGTTCAAAGGAACATAACGATACACATCTGAATATCTGTCGTACATATACTTGTATCCACTGTCGAATACTGCATATGAAGAACTTGCGAGTTGGTCAAAGAATGCAACAACATTATTTGTTTGTGTAATACCACTAGTGATACCAACAACATCTGCTCTACGAGGAGAGATGAAACCAACACAGTCTTTACGAGCCTCACAAAGGTCGATAATCATAGTTGCGTGTGTGACACCATCTGTTCCAGCAGGACAAGTTCCAGCCATAACTAGGTTGATGTCGATTGTATCTGGATCAACGAACAACTGATATGCAGTGTCCAATTCACCAATTGTTGGATTAGCATCCACACCACCAGTTAGTGTGTCTGTAATAACACCAGCATCACCACTTGTTGATGCATATGCAGCACCAGATGCAACAGTTGTTCCAGCATTAGTTAGTGATGCATCGTGATCCATCCAACGAACATAACTAGAACCTCTGTTCACAACATTAGCGTAGAAGTTTGTTCCACCTTGTGGGGTTTTTGCTTCGCCAGCCTGAGAGACAAATGCATATGTTTCAACAACAGCATTACCTCTTTGTCCAGCAATATCAGCATCAAATCCAGTTGTGTTACCAGTTGTATCATATACAACAACGTGCATCTCATCAGCTGAAAGGTTCTTGTCTGATGCCCAAGTTGATGTGCCAGGAGCACCATCGAACAGGTCATAGTACTTCCAACGTCTGCGAACAGTAGTTGCAGCAGTTAGTGCAGATTTTAGTCCGCCACCATTTGGGTTGTCTAGTTGTCTGATTGTGATATCATCTGTTGCAACAGCAGTAACTTCATACTGAGAACCATCTGCTTCTGCGAAGTTTACAATATCACCAACACTGAACAAGTTACCACCGTCACCAGCAGAACCACCACCGTTGTCAATTCCAACAACAGTTGCGCCAATAGCGGGTGTACCTGTGGTTACACCAAGTGTACCAGCAGCACCAGTAAATGTTTGTTCATATGCAGTTGCATTAGAACAAATTGAAACGGCAAGACCGTTTGCATATGTGCCTGGGAATTTTGCAGCCCAGTTTCCAACAGAACCTTGTCCGCCGGAATAATTAGAATCATAATCAAAATCGTTTTTAATCTTCAATCCAGTTCCGTCTGCGGTAGCGTTTTTAGCTGCAGAAGTATCTGCACGAGCTACACGAAGAGCGTTTCCGTATTGAAGAAAGTTTGCGGCAGTGAACCATGTCTCAAAGTTATTTGAGTCAGGTTTACCAAAGACTTGAACTAGTTCTTGCTCTGAACTAATTGGAATGATTTCTTCTACTGGGCCTCTTGAAAAGCCAGCAGCAATCGCACCAATTGATGTCGCAACAGCAGGAACAACATTTGTCAAGTCAATCTCTTTTACGAGAACGCCAGGGCTTACTTGAAATGCCATCTTTTTTTCTCCTTTATTGGATACATTATAATAATAGGTTTGTGTTTCCTCAAACTTACAAATATATTTATAATAAACCTTTTCTTCACTTTACTTTTTATAGGTTTATAAACACATAAATAAATGTATGTCTGAATTCTATCAAAAGTATAAGGAAACAATCAAAAAGGTTTCAAAACGCAATTACAGAGCTCGTAAGATATGGGTTAATGAATATCTTGGTCAAAAATCTTGTGAATACTGTGGTGAATCCGAAACTGCGTGTCTCCAGTTTTACCCCCATGAGGGCAAAGTTCGTACTCTAACTAAAAGAAAAGGTTTGAACGAAGATTCAAGAAAAGAAGTATTGGACTTAATCAACGAATCTAAAGTAGTTTGTGCAAACTGTTATCTTAAATTAGAAAACGATATTACTGATATTATGTAGGTATTTTTAGTTTTTACCAATCAGAATCATAAGAACGAACTACTGGGCTCCAACGTGTTCCATACTCATCTATAATTGTTTCTCCAAAAGGAGACTGTAATCCATCATCCATAAATCCAAATGGAGCCATATCCTGTTCTAATTGTCCTTGTTGTTCAGCATACATTCTAGCACGAATGTCATCATCTGTCAACTCTTTAAAATAAGTTTGTTGAACCAACCATCCAAATAAAACACAACACATAGCTAAATCATCAGTGTGGCCATCTTCTGCTTCATATGACTGTCCTTTAAGGATAAATGTACTCCATTCATTAATTAAGTCATAATCATTAATAATAAGTTTATCTGTTTCAATAATCTGTTTAATATTAGAACATCCCATCTTTTTAACAGCCTTTGTTGTTCTTACCCCAAGCTGCGCTTTTCCACCACTGAAGCCACCCCCAACGATTTGCCCCGCTCGACCACGCATACTTGCCATAATAAGGTTCTCATACTCTAAGTCAAACTGTAGAGAAGATGCGACTTGTTCACCAATATCATTCACTTCAATCATAACATATGCTTCATTATATGCTTTCGCAACATCATATATAATGTTGGGAAACAAGAGAGGTTTAATTTCATTGTTACGATATTTTGCACATATCTTATAAGGAACTGTGGATACATCAAATACAATAAATGCTGAATAATCATTATTTGTACCCCTTGACACATCAGCGACAATAACATATGTTGCGCCAGTTTTAGGTTTCTCATACATATCCAATCCAGCGTTTGACTGAATAGGATTATGGAATGCCATTGTTTTGATTTTAGCTGCATGAATAAGTGTATTGGATGAACCTAAGAACTCACACTCAAATTCTCTTTGGAACTGTTCCTCTGAGGTGTTTGCAATAGTTTCCTTGCGCCACTTATCATCTCGGCCTGGCACTTCACTCCAGTGTACGTCAATGATATTATAGGAGTTACGTTTGTTCTCTGCATCTGTCCACAGTTTATAAAACAGGTTCATACCGTTAGGTGTAGATACAATAATCACCTTAGTAGATTTACCAGACGAAATTGTAGGATACACAGAACTAAAGAAATCTGAAGCTACGTTAGTTGGAACGAATGCAAATTCGTCTAGGAAGATCATGTTGAATGATCCACCACGAACAGCACTGGAAGATGTAGAAGATGCAACAATCTTAGAACCGTTCTCTAATTCAAGTGAACCTTTATTCCAAGACATAACTCCCTGTTGTAACCACTTAGGAAGATTCTCATATGCAAGTTGAAGTCTACCAAGAATGTCTCGTGCAGTCGAAGCTTTGTTAGCAAGGATTGCAACATTCATACTTGGATTGAAGAGAACGTAGTGAAGAATATAGGATACCATAGTCGTGGACTTGCCAGACTGTCTCGGCATTCTACATATAGTGAATCGATTGTTATGAATAGTTCCTACCATATCTTTTTGGAATGGGAACATTGTAAAAGGTACAAGTCCTTCATCCAAAGACACGATACGAATATAGTTTTGAATGAAGTGTAAAGGGTCTTCCATACACTTCTGGTATTCAAGAATTTGATTTTTCGTCCACTCTACAGGAACATTGGATTTCTTTAGTAGAGGGTTTCCAAGATAATGATCATAATTTGACATAATGTAACTTAATCAGTTTTACTTAGCCTCGGCATACTTGAATGGGTCTTCAGCGAATGCCATAAATACATGACTCTGACCATCTCCATTTTGCCCACCACCAGTAGTTCTAATTTTGAAACCATTGGACAAGAAATCAACACCAGTTGGGGTATCTTGAGTATTACTAGTACCTGGCCCCATAAATTTGCCAGGCACAGTATTACCTTCAGCATTACCAATCTTATTGTCAATTAAATACCAAGTTACATTCAACGAAACATTACCCATCATTACAAATGATGGCTTAAACCCACAATAAAAATAGGGCCCGTCAGCGTTTGCGGTGCCGGTGTATTTTCCGAATTTACTAAATCCTTCAATTTCTGCCCAGATATAAGCAATATAATCTGTTCCAGTATTATTATTATCACCGCCAGAAGTCCATCCACCAAACACATTTACGTCAAAACCACCAGCCCAATAATTAGAGGTTGTACCAGCTGTAGTGCCTGACACGCTGTCAAGGTACATATATTTGTCGTTTTCTGTGCCAGGAAGATCTTGGTGCCAAGTTACCCAACCTCCTGTAGCATCAGTTTTTTTACATATAACAAATGATGGTTTCTTACCCAAACCATGTGCTTTTGTTGTATTCGCTGCATCACCAGTATAATTTACAATACTAAAACCAGACTTGGTATTTGCACTAAGTTTTTTAACAGGGTTGGTTCCAGCAAGGGCAGATGTTGAGGCAACACCATCAATCATCACTGAACCAGAGGTAGGCACATTACCAACACCAGCAGAGTTGGTTGCAGTTGGAGCGCCACCAGCTTTCCAACCCCATGAAACAAAGTCTCTTCCAGTTTCATTTTGAGCACTTCCAGCATTTGTAAATCCATCGGAGTTGAAACTAATATCCA